CTCTCATGCCTATTGTGCTGTCTTGTCCGGGGGGGGCCCCAGTCCCCTCCCCGGCCGCTGTGGGCGCAAAGCTAGTTGCTAATGCGCTTGTTAGATAGAGTGTGAACGACCTATTTCGCTGTTATTATGCGGGAATTCAAGACTCGGGAAAACTGAGTGGGCAAGATCTCTTGGCCCGCACATGTACTTCTGCGGGCAATTCAACCTCGATGACTGGGACGCGAAGGCGAAGTATATCGTCCTCGACGACTTTAACATTAAGTTCTTCCCGCAGTGGAAGTCCTTTTTTGGAAGTCAGAAGCGATTCGTCCTTACCGACAAATACCGTAAAAAACGAACCGTGGAATGGGGTAAACCATGTATCTGGTTATGTAACCGGGACGGTGACCCTAGAGGAGCTCTTTCCGGAGCTGAACTGGAATGGCTCAGAGCCAATGCTACTATGATCGACATTTATAGTCCTTTATTTATTCAATCTTAGCTGCTCCACTCGCTTCGCTCGAACGCAGCTTTGTTTCACACTTCTTTCCACATGAGTAAACCGCGGTGGTCAACGTCAATAGCGCTAGATGCTGAGACAAAATCTTGACCCCATGTGCGTACGAGAATGTAATACTGGTCGCTGTGTCTGTTACGACCTGTCGGTCCGAAGAAACGAGGGACTCCGTCGATGGTCTCCTGTGTCTCTTGAATCTGTACATCCTTGTTAAATGGGAACGTAAGCGTTGTGTCGATAAACGGGTCGGTGCCCGCTTGACCGAAGCCGTGTAGCTTGAAGTTCCATATCTTGAGGATAGAGATGTTGTCGTTGTTAAACTTTGTGACGGGTGAAAGACCGGAGAACTGCCCGGGTGAAGCCGTGACGTCGAAGAGTGGAATGTTGCTATTCGGTGGGACCTGCGTTGGGACAGAGTCCACATCTGTCGTTGCTCCCATTGTTTGACCTTCATTGTTGATATCTGTGTTTGCTGCTGTTACGTCCATCTGAATGTCGCTCTTAATAAAGAGAATTTGAACATGGACGTCTCCGGCAAGTAATCCTTTGATGTTGAGACGCCACATGAATTTCCAGAGATGGACCTTTGAACCGTGGATCGAGGCACTCGTGTCCCCTTGTGCGAATGCGGATTGCCATGGTGCGAAGACGCGTACATTCATGGCTGTTGTTCCATTTCCGGGTGCGAGAGTGAAAGAAGTTTCTGTATAGTGTTTCTTGAATGTTTCTAGTTTCCTAACTAGGATACGTGTGACTGCGCGTTTGAAACGACGGCGCCGTGCACTGCGCAGCACGCGCTTTACACGAGCTCGTGGGCTTGGGAATTTGCGACGTCCTGTTCGTCGTCGTCTGAACCTGGTGGGTCGCATAGTGCGTGGCATACTTGTTCGAGCAGAGCTATAATCGAGTCGAGTTTTCTTTCCAGGCGTCGGAGATGTAGGAGGGGTAAGCCACGGGTTCTTTCGTTTGTGTCCTCGTTCGGCATACGCTACGATTCCGTATGTGGCTACTGCCCCGAGTCCGGCAGTTACTACTTCGGGAATAAGAAGTTCCATCCAAATGTTTTTGGATTATCGGCCACTTATATATAAGTGTGCCAAGTGCCAAGTGCCGCTGGGGTAATATTATGCCCAGCGCCACACGCACGTTTGCTTTCGATGGACGGGATGTTTTCCTCACCTACCCGCAATGCCGAGGCCTTTCAAAGGAACGCCTACGAGATTTCTTACAAGTCGAGCTTGGTGTGCGACGATATCTGGTTGCAGGCGAGTTGCACAGCGATGGGGAACCTCATCTTCACGCTTACGCGTCTTGGGATACCCGGCGACGTTACGTCGGCGAACGGGTCTTTGACGTGGACGGACACCATCCTAACATACAGAAGCCACGGAGTGCGAAAGCCGTGGCAGAATATTGCGCAAAATACGACATTGAGGCACTTCGTAATTTCGAGCTTACAGAGCTTGAGTCCGGTAGTGGAAGAACCGGATGGCGAGACCTACTACGCGACTGCCCCGACCAGTCCACTTTTTTGGCAAGAGTTGAAGAACACTATCCAAGGGATTTGTGCCTGTCTCTGGGTCGACTACTTGAATTTTGTCAATGGCGGTTCGGAGATGTGCGACCCGAGTACACTGGACGAGAGCGCGGAGAGTTTCTGGAACCAGACGAACTATCCGCCTGGGTGGGAACTTCCATAGAGGTACTGTTGTATCCTCTCATGCCTATTGTGCTGTCTTGTCCGGGGGGGGCCCCAGTCCCCTCCCCGGCCGCTGTGGGCGCAAAGCTAGTTGCTAATGCGCTTGTTAGATAGAGTGTGAACGACCTATTTCGCTG